CCGGCCGGCCCGCCAAGCAGAACGCCCGCCACGGCGAGGACACCCGCCTCTACCGCCGACTCCGCGTGACCGACTCCTGAGGAGACCCCATGTCCAAGCTCGGCAAGAAGGTGTCCGACACCCTCAACCAGGCCTCGGGGGCGCTCGCCAAGGCCGGCGCCCGCCACGGCCGTAGGGGACTGGCCGCCGCCAACGCCGTCTCCTTCGCACTCCTCGGCCGCTACGTCGAGCTGTGCGACGAGGGCCCCGACTGCACCGACCCCAACCACGAGCACGTCGACCTCCGGCTCCGCGACTGACGGCTGCCCGATCCGCAGGTCACGTACCTGCGGTGAGGGGGAGCCGGGACAGCCCCGGACCGGGAAGGGTCCAGCATGAGCAACAACCACCCCCAGGAACTGACCGACTGCTACGGCAGGGTCTGGAGGCTGTGGAGCAAGAACTTCAGCGACGGCGTACCCCGCTACACAACGGCGAGCAAGGCCAGCGCCGTTACGGCTGACGAGATCCGCAAGCTGCGTAAGCCGGCCGACTTCAGGCACTGACCGTAGCCCACGCCGCCCGTCTCGAACGGGCGGCCTGGAAATCCGGCCAGCACCACCACCCCTCACCACTCCGAGGGCACCGACATGCCCTCAACCACCCAAGGAGGCCCGCATGGGCTGGTACATCTCCCACGGCGGCACCCAGCACGGCTACTCGTACAGCAGCATCGCCGAGCTTGGCGAGCGGATCCAGCGGACCGCCAGCCGGTCCGACTGGTCGACGCTGGCCCCGCTCTTCAGCCCCCGTTCCGGTGACCCGTTCGAGATCAAGCCGTCGGCAGCCGCCGCGGTCGGAGCCACCCTTCTCTCGGCAGCCAAGGGCTTCAAGATCTGGGACCGCAGCTGGGCCGCGATGGCCCGCCAGATCGGCGACTCCGCTCTGCTGGCCGCGAAGCTCGGTGAGCCGTGGCGGTGGTCGTGAGCGCCGCCCTGGTCGGCATCCACAAGGCGCGCGTGTTCCTGATCCTCGCCGGCCTGGCCTGGATCGCCGGCCTCCAGCCCCCGCTCCTGACCCGCCTCGCCATCGCTGTCCTGGTCGCCATCGCGATCACCGGCGAGGGCCTCCTCGAACAGCACGCACCACCCACCCCCACCCGCACCTGATCAAGGAAGGACAGTCCCGTGGACAGCGACCTGGCAGGCTTCTACGCCCAGAAGCGTCAGAACAAGGCGGCCGAACGTGAACAGGACCGCCTGGACCGCCGAGAAGATCGGGAGCAGAGCCGGCGGGATGCCCAGGCGCAGGCTGACCTGAAGGCGAAGCAGCGTCGCGACGAGCTCGCAGAGAAGCGGCGCCGGAAGGCCGAGCGCGCCAAGAAGTGGGCCGACCGGCGGTCCGCGGTCCTCCGCTGGCTCGACACCGACGCCGACACCGCGATGGTCCTCCCGATCATGGCCGTCGGCATGACCGCCGCGATCACCTTCCAGGTCGACGCCCTCACCGGAGCCGGCTTCGGCCAGATCTTCGCAGGCCTGCCGCTCATGGTCGCCCTGGTCCTCGAGCTCGGCGCCGCAGCCGCCACCGTCATGACCGTCCGCGCAGCCAAGGACGGCCGGCCCACCGGCCCGTTCCGTGTCGCCATGTGGGCCTGCGCCCTCGTCGCCGCGACCATCAACGCCGCCCACGGCTGGACCATGAAGGCGAACGGCGAGCAGCTCTACTGGCCGGCCGCCGTCCTGTTCATCATCTCCCTCGCCGGCACCGGCTACTGGGAGATGCGCTCCATCGGCCGACACGGCACCTCTCGCCGAACCAAGGCCGAACGCGCCAAGGACAGGGCGCGCGCCAAGCACGAGAAGGCCCGGCGCAAGAAGTACCAGGACGTCGCCGCCCGCGCCACAGAGATCATCCTGGCGAAGCCCTACGGCGCCGTCGGCACGGAAGACGCGTGGGCTGACGCGTGGAACGACATCAAGGGCGCACCGCTCGGCATGTACGCCGAGGTGTACGCGACCCGAGCTGCGGCGCACCGGGCCACGACGAAGGCCCGCGAGGAAGCCGAGAACGCTGCTCTAGCCGCAGAACTCGACGAGTTCCTGGACTCCCTCACGCAGGGAGGCCCCGATGGCGACGACTCCTCCGCCGGTACCCGAAAGCACCGCCCCACGGAGCCGTCTGGAACGGGTGACGCGAAGGCCCCTGAGGCGCCCGTGGAGGCCCCGAAAACCCTTGGGCGTAAAGGGAAGCGGCTGTTTCGCCGTAGCGCCCCCAAGACCCCGCAGAAGCCTCTCGATCCCGCTGACGTGATCAAGGTTCAGAAGCTGGCGGAAGCGCTCGGCGGCACGGAGAAGCTCTCCACCCGCAACGTCCGCGAAGTTCTCGGCGGCGGTTCCAACGAGTACGTCGTCCGCGCCCGCGACGCAGTCAAGAACCCGAAGGAGGGGGACCAGTGAGCACCGCCGCCCAGCACCCGCACCTGTCCGTCGTACCGCCCATGCCGACCCAGCCGCCCACCGTCATCGAGGGCGTCGTCGTCCCGCCGTCCAAGGCGGTGGAGAAGGTCCGTCCGTCGTGGCTGCAGAACCGGCAGGCTCAGCTGGATGCCATCCGCCGGCACGCCTGGCAGCACCGCCTGTACCTCCCGTGGGCTGCCCGCGGGTACGGCCGCCTCGCCACCCGCTGGTACGACAGGTACCACGACGACTACCCGGACATGATCGACGCCACCCGCCAGGCCCTCCGCGAGGCCGGTGCCAACAAGCAGACCGACAAGCAGACGGAACTCAAGGCACTCGTGAAGGAGCGCCGAGCCGAGCACCTGCGGCACCGCCTCCTCTACAGCGGCACCACGGCCGCCTGGACCGTGGCCGGCGGCACCGGCCTCACGGTCGGCGCCGTCACCGGCGGCCTCTGGGCCGACCTGGTGATCGCCGCCGGCCTCTGGCTGTACGGCGCCTGCCACGGCAAGCCGGAGCCGGCCATCGAGCCGGACGCCTCGCCTCTGACCATCCGGCCCTCGGCTTCGGGATTCGCCCCCGTGCTGCTCGCCGTACCCGCCCAGGGCGGTGTCATCCCGCAGGGCGTCACCATCGAGCAGATCCCGGCCGACACCAAGCCCTTCCCCGTCCGCCAGGCCAACACCCCCGAAGAGCTCGCGACCTGCGTCCTCGCAGCCCTCCGCAAGGAGAGCATCCCGGTCGCCGAGGTCTTCGACATCAGCTTCCACCCCTGGGGCTGGCAGTGCACCGTCCGCGTCAACGAAGGCACCCCCGAGGCCATCATCAAGGCCGCCGGCGGTCTTGAGACCAGCTTCGACCTTGGCACCAACCGCCTTCGCATCCAGCCCCTCAAGGAACGCCGGGCCTGCGCCACCCTCCGCCTCATCGAGGGCGACCCCTTCGCCACGGCCCCGGCCCCGCCGTACCGGGCACCGAAGTCCGTCAGCATCACCGAACGGTCCCGGCTGGGCACCTCCATCGGAGGCGACCCGCTCGAGATCAGCCTCGCTGGCGTGATGGGCCTCATCGTCGCCGCCTCAGGCGGCGGGAAGACGGGCATCCTGCAGTCCCTCGGCGAGGTCGCCACCGCCTGCTACGACAATCTCACCATCGACCTGGACCCGTTCGGCGACGGCCTCGAAGATCTCCACGACGGTGTACGGCTGACCGCCCGCACCACCGAACAGATCGAAGCAACCCTCGCCTTCCTCCTCGTCCTCGCGAAGGGACGCGCCCGACTCCGCCGCAAGCTGGGCATGGGCAACAAGTGGCGTCCGAGCGCCGCGCACCCGGCCGTCACCGTCTTCTTCGACGAGTTCCCCAAGGCCTCCGAGCTGGCCCAGCTGCTCGCGTTCGAGCTGCTGCTCGTCGGCCGCAAGGAGTGCGTCGAGGTGGAGCTCGCATCGCAGGGCGGGACCACCGACTACCTCGGCAAGAACATCGCCCAGATGATTGCCCTCCGCATGGTGGGCCCGTGCAAGCGGGTCGACACGAACGCGGTGTTCGGTGACGGCGCCGCCCCCGAGGGCTGGCTACCGCACCGCCTCGACCCGGCCACCGACACCGACCCCAAGGACGCCGGCCACGTCTTCGCGCAGGGCGTTCCCGGCCTCGCCAACCAGGCAGTCGAGTACGCGATCCATCACTTCGACGCTGCCACGCTCAGCAAGTTGGGAGCCGAACGCCTCGAAGCGGGGCTGGTCGAGCTGGACCAGGAGTCGATCGACGGCATGGCCGAGGTGGATCTGCCCGAGATCCCCAACTTCCCCGAGCTGCTGTCGTGGCCGGCCCTCCTCCGCCTGTGCGGTGCCCAGCCCCCGGCGGGCCATGCCGCAGCCCACCCGATCGTCGCCGAGGCGCTGGCCGTGATGGACGAGCGCGAGGTCGACCGGATGCGGACCGAGACCCTGGCCGCTGCCCTCCATCTGAGTGTGGACGATCTCAAGGCCCGGATGGCCGCCGCCGGCGTCCCGGACCCGAGCGGGATCGGCCCGACCGAAGGCCTGAAGAACCCCCGCGGCTACAAGCGGGAAACGCTCACCCGCGCCTGATATGCGCAGATCGCCCCCCTGATCGGGCGCTGCTCGGCCTGCTCCGCCGCAGGTCAGCGACCGCTCGGACCCCGCTCGCCAGCTGCTCGCACCGACCGCCGAGCAGCCCCCGATCAGACCGCGAGCAACCCCTGACCTGCACCGGAGCAGACCGAGCACGCCCTCGATCGGGGTACAAACCACCGCAAACCAACCAAGGAGATCATCATGGGTAAGACCTGGACCACCACCCGGCGAGGCGACGTCAAGGACTTCGTCCGCTGGCTCCGCAAGGGCGCGACCGTCTACGTCATCACCACCCCCGACTACGCCGGCAACTCCCGCCTGTGGAACCACCCCCGGTACTGGACCGCCCACACCTGCACCGGCCAGCACCCCCTCATCGGCAGCATGCAGGTCGACGGCACCAGCGCCGAGGACTTCCTGCGCTGGCACGGCACCGTTTACGAGGACCAGCCCCGCAACATCCCCCACGTCTCCGACCCGGGCCGCGACTGCCGCGACGAAGGCCTGTACCCCATCGGCCGCGGCCAGGAGTACAAGGGCAACGTCCACGACTCCATCGGCGCGATGGCGGAGCTGGGCAACGAGGCCCGCGACCGGTACAAGAAGGACCGCTCGTCCGGCCGCCGCAGCTGGGGGTTCCGGTGATGGCCAGGGAACTGACCGACGAGCAGTGGATCAAGCAGAACAGTCGGCTCGGACTCGAGGCCTGCGAGCGTCGCGGTCTCTGCTTCAAGTGCGGCGGCAAGGGCCGGCTCTGGTGGGTGTTCGGCGGCGAACGCGGCGTCGTGCAGCGCGACCTGTGCGCCGGTGACGGCAAGGCCCGCCCCCAGTGACCGCCACCCGCACGGCCGCCGCCCACACTCGGGCGGCGGCCCCCGCCCTCACCCTCGACCAGCGGCTCGCCCTCGCCCACCACGCAATGGACGACCGGCTCGCCACCCGCTCCGCAGCCTGGGCCGTCGACACCGCCCACATCCCACTCGAAGCCCCCGAACTCCTGGCCCCCGCCCCGGCGCCCGCCGCCTACCCGACGCCGGTGGCCACAGTCCTGCTGGAGGCGCACCGCCTGCTCGCCGACCGTGGCTGGTGCAGGCGATGGCTGTCCGACGGAGTGAGGGCCTGCAGCAAGGGCGCCATCCAGGCCGCAGCCCGCACGATCGGAGGCGGCCACGGTGACAAGGCGGAGGAGGTGCTGCTCGACCGGATCCGAGCCGAGCAGCCCGAGATCCAGTCGATCGGCGCCTGGAACGACGCCCAGGCCGGCCCCGCCCCCGTGCTCGCCATGTTCGACCGAGCCGCCCGCCACGCCGACCGGCGCGGCATCTGACCCAAGGAGAAACCATGCCGATCTACCTCGGCACGATGCCGACCGCACTCCTCACGGACAGCAAGATCCGCCCCACGGAGTACCGGAAGTGGAAGCACGCCGCCCGACAGTTCGCCTCCGGCAAGGACCGCGACAAAGTCGACCAGCTCAAGGCCTCCATTGCCCAGCGCGGCCAGACGGAACCCGTCATCCTCGGGATCAGCGAGCGCTACCCCGACGACGTCTACCTCGCCGACGGCCACCACCGGGCCATCGCCCTCATGGAGCTGGGCGCCGCCGAGTTCCGCTTCCACTGGTACTGGATCAGGAGCTTCGGGGTGCGGATGGAGACCGAGCCCTTCCCCTACGCCACCCTCGGCCTGTAGGCCAGAACCCAAGGAGATCGACATGTACGACGAACCGTGCGGCGAGGGCATGTGCCAGTGCCACTGCGGCTACGGCCACCCCTGTGGCTGCGACTGCCCCCGCTGCGACGACTGCCGGCAGCTCTTCGAGAACTGCGACTGCGAAGACTGAACTACCGCTCGACCGCCAGGCCCTCGCCCACCACGGCGGGGGCCTGCGCCATGGGTACGGCCCGAGCGATCCACCGGTGACCGCCGACCTGCGCTGGCAGGAGCGTCACCGTCACCTCGACCCCGAACTGACGCAGCAGCCCGAGCAGGGCCAGGCCCTCCGCGCACTCCTGCGCCGTATCAGCCGCGACACCGAAAGAGACCCCCATGCCCGGCATTCTGCCGCGCATGGGGGTCCCGGGGTGCAAGGACGGGCGAGTTACGCCGAATCGGGCGCCCAATCCGATTGATAGGTCGGGTGGTCAGCGTAGGGCAGGGCGAGGAGGCGAAGAGTCGTGCAGGCCTCATCGCGCGCGACTTCGGCGTAGTTGAGCTCGTAGCCAGTCTCGTCCGTGATGGAGCAGCTGTGCCCAGTTGGGTCTGAATGCAAGGCGATGATCCGGCGCTTGGCGTCGACCTCGGCCAGGACTCGGGCCGGATCATGGCGGACGATGTGGGTTCGGTCCCCGAGGTGGGGAACGAAGGCGACGGTCCCCGCATTCACGTCGTCTCGGATCTCTCTCGCCATGTCGTCTTGATCCCAGCCCGCAGACCACTGCTGATGTCCCCGCGCGATCTGCTCGTCCTCGTCGAGGCGGGCGCGCAGGAACTGTACTAGGGCAGTGCGCTCGGTCAGGGCTGCGGTCACGCTTCAGCCTCTCGCTCGGCGCGGGTGCGGGAGTCGCCGTTAATGCGGATGGCGACGGTTCGCGCCCGCTCGTGGTTGACGCCAGCCCAGCGGCCGATCTCCCGGAACGTCCTTCCGTCGAGACGTGCGGCGGCGATGGTTTCGTCGAGGTCTGCCTTGGCGCGGTCTACGGTCGCAGCCTTCCGCTGTAGCTGCTTCTCCCAGTCGGTCATGGGCTCATCGTCCCACGGCGACTGTCTGATTCCTAGACGGGATTTGTCTAATCCATAGACAGGACGGGCTACCCCTGTCATGCTCTTAGTGTCTAGAAAATAGACATCCGCAGCAAGGGGGACCCGTGAACGCCAAGGCCCGTGCCGCCCGCCGCACCCTCCGTGACCGCACCCGCACCCAGCGCGCAGCCGCCCGCATCACCCGACAGGGCACGGGCACCCTCGCCACCCACTGCATCGCCGCCGGCCTCGGCATCCGCGAAGCCCGCACCGTCGCCAGCAGCCTCCGGAAGAACGCGGCCAAGGCCGGCGTCACAGGCGCCCCCGGCGTCAGCTACGTCCACGGCAGGGCCCGCTCCTGCACCCGCTACACGCGGGCCGAGGTTGCCCGCATCGCGTTCGTGTACCGGCCGCGCAAGCCAGCCTTCAAGGCCGCTGCCGCCCACCTCGCACTCGCCGCCTAGGAGGCCGCTGTGAACAACCTCGCCCCCGACGCCAACCCGGATCCGCTCGACCCGTGGGAGCCCACCGGCTGGGAGCTGGCCCAGGAGGACCGGCGCTGGGACCGGTGGGAACAGGACTACGACACCGACTACGACAACGACTGAGGACGCTTCTGTGGCCGACCACGGGAACGACTCGAACGAGAACCCCGTCAAGCTGTCCCAGGTGCAGATTGAGCAGCTAGCGGACGTGGCGAATCGCGTGTGGGCCGACGTGAACCACGAGGATCTGTGCGCCTGCACGGACTGGCCCGAGAGCTGCGTGAACGGGCACTACCTGGATGAGTGGCGATCGGGATCGCTTGAGGTGGGGATGCCGGCGGTGATTGAGGCCTGGGAGGCCATGCGGGCCTTGGCAGAGGCTGATGAACTGTCCCGGCTGCGTGCCCGCGTGGCCGAGCTGGAAGCGCTGACCCCGGCCGCGATCCAGACGTGCCGAACCTGCGGTGCGGGCTACGCCCTCGGCCAGCCGTGTGGCACCTGTGCGTTCCAGGCCGAGATGGCCGCGGCTCTTGCCAATCTTCCGGAGGGACCCCGTGGCTGACCACCCGCTTCCCGCAATCGCCGCCCGCAGCCACCCCAACACCGTCTGAAAGGCCAGCCCATGAACGAGCTGCCCGAGCCCGCCGTCGGAGAAATCTGGCTCTCGCGCTACACGACCGGACTCCGCGTCGCCATCACCGAGACCGACGGCCTCCGCGTCCGTATCGCCGACCTTGACAGCCGCACTGGCATCCCGCGGCCCCGAGGCCGGTGGTGCACCATCACCCGCCTCCGCCTCGCCTACGTCCCGTCGACCTGACCCGCCACTAAGGAGACTTTCATGTCTTTCCCCCAGCTCCTCACCCCGGAAGAGAAGCTCGCCGAAGGCAAGGCCGGCCTCAACATCCCGAAGATCGTCTGCATCTGCGGCAGCACCCGCTTCATGACGGAGATGGGCGAGGCCGACCTCCAGCTCACCGCCGACGGCCACATCGTCGTCATGCCCGGCTGCGACATGAAGTCCCCGCACCCTCGCTGGGCCGACCCCATGGAGGCCGAGGAGCTGAAGGTGCGGCTGGATGGACTGCACCGGGCCAAGATTCGGCTCGCCGACGAGGTGCTCGTCGTCGGCGACTACATCGGCGACAGCACCCGCGCCGAGATCGCCTACGCCCGAAGCCTTGGCAAGCCTGTCCGCTTCACTCACCCGGAGATCGACCCGGGTGCCTGATTGCTCTGACGAGTCGGCTGCCTGAGTTTGTCTGCACGTCATGCCATTCTGGGCGCGTGGGTGATCGCCGCCGCCAGGTCACCCCGCGCCCTCTGCATCACCGCTGTCGAGGAGTCCTTCATGCGCACGGCAACCGCTTGTCCTGGTACCTGCAATTCGGCGTGGCGACGCGCGGAGACGCTCCGCGAAGAGGCCGGCACCGAACACCACCTCACCCCCACGTGGGGTCGACCTGTGCAGTGCGACGCCTGCGTCGGCCGGGCGCGGGTGCGGCTCTCCGAGATACCCGAGCTCCTCGCCCGGACTGCCCTCGAGGCGGTGCACGGATCCTCGTCGCCCATCACCGCGACCATCGGCGCACGCGCCACCAGTACGACGTCCCCGTGGCCCGGCCAGGCGGCTCGCCTCCTCGCCGAGCAGATCGCGGAAGAGATGGCGGAACTCCAGGCCGACGTCCTCTCCCTGCGGGGTATACGGCTTGAGGTCGCAGAGCAGGTGCGGCGGGCCGGAGTCCGGGAAGGCCGACAGGCCAGCGACACGGTGCGCATCCTCGACGCCCACCTGGACTGGTTGATGCAGCATCACCCCGCAGCCGGCGAAGCGCACGACCGCGGTAACGGCAACCCGGCCGCCCAGATCCGCACCTGGCACGGAATCCTCGAGCGGTTCGTAAAGGCCCACCCCCAGCACGACGTCCGCAAGCTCGCCCCGTGCCCCCGCTGTAAGGGGCCGTATCTGGCCGAGTCCCGAGACCTCCGTCTGGTCGACGACAGGCCATACATCGAATGCCGCGATCCCGACTGCCAGCGGATCCTCACCAGCGCCGAGTACGACGAGTACGTGAAGGCTCTTGCCGCTGGCATTTCCCAGGCGGCTTGATTTCTGCAGCGTCATGCATGACGATGTTGGCACGCGCAGCATGCCCAAACGTGCCCGAGGCCCTCACACTTCACCAAGGTGAGGGCCTTTCGGCATTCCAGGCCCGGAGAGCGGAGGCAGATTCGATGGTCGACCTTGATGTGGATCTGCATACGACTCTGTGGTCGGTCGCTGAGGCTGCCGAGGCCGCCGGAGTCAGCCCGAACGTGGTCCGGAACTGGTGCTACCGAGGCCGCCTCGCCGCCGTGCCGACTTCCCGTCCAGGCCGCCCCCAGTACCGGGCCATAGACGTCATCCGCGCTGAAAAGGCCACTCGGGAGCGAGCCCGCCGCTCTTACGGACTGCAGGCCGCCTGACCTGAACCGGTTGATCGGGGGTGTCCATGCCCGATCTGCCCCTGCGCTGGCGGACATCGACGGTGGCCGGCGCCCAGTGGTCCGCCACCTTCACGCTGCGGGACGACAGCGGCGGACCCATGAACATCAGCAGCAAGATGTTCGAGTTCACCATCCGACCCACCGCGGCCGACGCAGCCGTTCCCGCCCTCGTGGCGGTCGCCGCCACCCCCACCGGCCAGGGCTACCTGACTGTGAACACACTGACCGCCGTCGTGCAGGTCGTCCTCACACCCGCGGCGACAGCCCTCCTCGGGACCGGCTGCCGCCCCTTCGCCCTCTGGATGGACCCCGGCCTCCCCGGCCAGACATGCCTCGTCGAGGGCCCCTTCTACAGCCGGCCGGCCAGCAGCCCGTGAGGAGGCCGACATGACCAACGTCATCGTGTCCTCCGCCGGCACGTCCGGGCCCCGCGGGAACAGCATCCTCGCCGGCTCCGGCGCCCCCTCAGCTGGCACGGGCATCGACGGCGACTGGTACATCAACAACGCCAGCCCCTCAGCGCTCGTCATCTACGGGCCGAAGACCAACGGGGCTTGGGGGACTGGCCAGCCGATCAGCGGCGGAGGTGCCGCCGGCGCCCTCCTGGCCGCCAACAACCTGTCCGACCTCGCCTCGCCGACTGCGGCACGCACCAACCTGGGCCTGGGATCCTCGGCCGTCGCCAGTATCGGGACCGGTGCTGGCACCGTCGCGGCGGGCAACGACTCGCGGTTCACCGACAGCCGCACCCCCACCGCACACGCGGCCAGTCACGCCACGGGCAGCAGTGACCCCGTCACCCCGGCCGCGATCGGCGCCTACGCGGCATCCGCAGGCAACACCCTTGAGAACCGTGTGACCACGGTCGAGAACACCGCGCTGACCAAGCTGGACAACCTGGCAAGCCTGGCGTCGGCGGCTACGGCGCGCACGAACCTGGGACTCGGCGGCGCCGCCGTCCTATCTGTCGGCACCGCAGCCGGAACGGTTGCCGCTGGCGACGACAGCCGGATCACGGGCGCCGCACAGAAGGCGCAGAACCTGGCGGACCTGCCCAGCACTGCAACGGCGCGCTCGAACCTGGGCCTTGGGAACTCTGCCACCCGGACCGTCGGAACGACCACCGGCACCGTCGCCGCCGGGGACGACCCCCGACTGTCCGACGCGCGGACCCCGACCGCACACAAGGCGACCCACGCGACGGGCGGCAGCGACGCTCTCACCGCCGCAGACATCGGTGCCGACGCCGCAGGGGCCGCAGCTGCTGCTGTGGGAGCCCTGTCAGCACTGACCCAGACGGTGGTGAAGACAGCCGACGAGCAGCGCATCTCGACGACGACGGTCGCCGACGACGGGCACCTGTACGCGTCGCTGGAGGCGAACTCGGTCTACCGGTTCTCGTCCACCCTGCTGTTCGACGGGCCCGAAGCGGCGGACGCCACGATCACCTACACCGTCCCGACTGGCGCGACCGGCGGATGGACCCCCTTCGCAGGCACCCTCGGCACCACCGTGCCTGACGGGTCCGCCCAGCTGAAGGTCGCAGCACGGCAGTTCGGGAGCAATAGCGACATCGGCGTGATGGCCTCCTCCGCCACCCTTGCTGGGATCATGGCGCTCCCTCGGGGCATCGTCACCACCGGAGCCACCGCCGGGCTACTGCGGCTGCGCTGGGCCCAGCAGACGAGCAACGCCACCGCGGTCACGCTGAAGACGGGCTCGATCCTGGAGGTTGTAAAGGTCTCGGGCTCGGCGCCGGCGGCCTCCGGGATCAACCTCGATAACCCGACCCGCATGCCCGCCGACCAGGGCCTGCTCGCGTGGACCGGGGATCCCAACGACGCCGGCCACGTCACGGCCCAGTCCAACGCAGGCGTCGCGGGACGCATCACGCTGGTGCAGCTACTCCTCCGCAAGCAGATCACCTGGTCCAAGATTTGGTTCGGGCTCGCCGGCGTCGATGCGGGCGCCACCCTCGCGAACTGCTACCTCGGCGTCTACAACAGCTCCGGCACCCTCCTCGGTGTGACCGCCGACATCTCAACGGCACTGATGAGCGGCGCCACCGGCAAGTCGGTCGACCTCGTCACCCCGTTCACCGCGGCGCCGGGCGAGTACTACATTGCCATGCTCCTCAACGGCACCTGGACGACGAACAGCCTCACGTTCAAGGCGACCGGCGCCGGGATCACTGTGAACTGCGGACTCGCCGCGCCCCGTCTCCGGTACTCGAGCGTCCTCACTGGGCAGACCACCTTGCCCTCCACGCTCGACCTGAGCCAGCAGTCGACAGCGATCATCTCCACCGGCTGGGGCAGCCAGTGGTACGGCGTTCAGTAGGGAGGGTTCATGGTCGCGTCCAAGGCGCAGCAGGCGTTCACGGCGGAGCGCCGGGCGAAGGCGATCCGCATGAAGATCGACGGCGCCAGCTACACCGAGATCGCGGAGCAGCTCGGCTACTCCTCCCGCGGCTCCGCCTGCTCCGATGTCCGGCGAGCCCTCGAAAAGCACGTCATTGAGGAAGGCCTCGCTGTCGAGGCCTGGCGCGAGCTCGAGCTGGCCCGCCTCGACATTCTCCAGAGGGCCATCTGGCCGGAGGCGGTTGAGGGCAGCCCGCGGGCCATCGAGACGGCCCTGAAGATCCTCGACCGGCGGGCCAAGCTCCTCGGCCTCGACAGCGCCATCAAGCTGGAGGTGCTGACGATCGATGCCCTCGACGCCCAAATCCAGCGCCTCGAAGCCGAACTCGGAGCTCGAGCCCTCGCCGCTTCTGACAGCGAAGCTGGAGAAGCTGAAGCGATTGAAGGCCCTACAGGCTGAAGCCCAGCGACGCGAGGCCGATCGGCTGAAGAAGATCGACGTGTTCGGGTTGCTTGGCTACACGCCCACGGCCAAGCAGCAGGAGTTCCACGACGCTGTCGAGTACGACCTGCTCTATGGCGGAGCGGCCGGCGGGGGAAAAGTCGAGCGCTCGTCATGGAGGCGATACGGGCTTGCGTCCGGCATCCGGGGATCCGGGTCGGCGCGTTCCGGCGCACCTATGGCGAGCTGAAGGAATCCCTGCTTGCGGAGCTAGCGCAGGCGCAGTACGCGGCAGTACTTGGAGCCTCCTGGAACGGCACCGACTACGAACTTCGATTCCCGAACGGGTCGTTGCTGATGTTTCGGTACGCCGAGTCCATCAAGGACGCATCCAGGCGGCTCGGCGGCCAGTATCAGATGCTGATCTTCGATGAGCGGACGCTCACTCCGCCGGATGTCTGCTCGTTCTTGGAGTCCCGGCTTCGCTCGGGCCGCTCCGACATCCCCGTACTCGGAATCCGGTCAGCGACTAACCCGGGTGGCCCCGGGCATGGCGCAGTGAAGACGCGGTACATCCAGCCGACGAACTATGGCGAGACGGTCATCACCGGCGAGCACGGTCGCACAGTCCGCTTCATTCCTTCGAAGCTGTCTGACAACCCGCACGTCAACCCCGAGTACGCGCAGTCGCTTCAGGCTTTGCCTGAGCAGCTTCGTGCTGCGTACCTGGACGGAGACTGGAATGTGTTCGCGGGAATGATGTTTCCTGAGGTCAAACGTGATCGTCATGTCCTCGACCCGATCGCGTTGCCCGGTTCCTGGAAGCGCTACAACGGCCTTGACTGGGGCTTCACGGCCCCATGGGCCGTCCTATGGGGCGCGGTCGACGAGGACGAGCGAGTCTGGATCTACCGGGAGTTGTACGAGCGGGGAGTCGGCGAGGCCGAGCAGGCGCAGCGGATCCTCGCCGCCGAAGCCCCGGGTGAACACGTCTCCGTCCGGTACGCCGACGACGCCATGTGGGCGACCCGAGGCGACGCCAAGGCCATCGCATCCGTGTACGCCGACAACGGGGTCTACCTCAGCCAGGCCGGCAAGGGCGCCGGGTCACGCGTCACAGGCTGGCAGCGTGTCCGCTCCTACCTGAAGGAAGCCCCGGCCTGCCCGCACCACCGGGCTCAGGGCTGGACTACCTGCCCACTGCTCCACGTCTTCTCGACGGTCACCGAACTGTACCGGGAGCTGTCCGATCTCCCACACGCCACCAAGGGAGACCCGGAGGACGCCGACACGACTGCGGACGACCATGCCGCAGACGCCCTCAGGTACCTCCTCTCCAACCTCGGTACGGGCCCGGAATTCTTGCTCCTTGAGGAGCCCACAGCCGGGCCAGCTGAGGGACTCCTGACCCCGCTGGGTCCCGGCGTCGGCTACCGGGCAGCCGGACCGGCCTCCGACGACAGCTCCTGGTGGCTCGACGACGACGGCCCACGGCCCGGGGGGACGGTGCAGGTCGAATGAGTCTCAGGACATGGTGGCAGGGCCTGACCGGCGGCCAGGCGGAGGTGCTGGAGACGGCACCGGCGGCGGCGCCGGAGCGGTCGGGCTTTGAGTACGGGATCGGGCCTGGCGGGCTTACTGAGACACAGCAGGGCACCAGCTCGTTCTCGGGCAGTGACCGGCGCGGCACCCTCACCCAGCTATACGACGCCTACCTGGCGTGCCCCTGGTCCTGGGCGTCGGTCAACGCCATCGCCCGCACCGTGACCGCGGGCGGCCTGGTCCTGGACTGGGTCACCGACCCCGGCGACACGGAGGCGGAGCGGCCAGAGAAGTCGCCGGAAGTCCGGCTGCTCGAGCGGATGCTCGCCTTCTGCAACCCGCGCGAGAACATCAGGCAGATCCTGCGCGGCGCCCTCACGGATCTCTTGGTCTTCGGTGACGCGTTCATCGAGGTCGTCTGGGTCGGCAACCAGCCGGTGGCGCTGTACTCGCTGGACTGCCCGAGCATGATGCCGCTGGCCGACGAGCACGGCAACGTCACCGGCTACGTGCAGGTGACCGAGCGGGGACAGCGAGCGGTGTTCGAACCGCGCGAGGTCATCCACATCAGCCTCGACGCCCCCCGCAGCGGACTGTTCGGCGTCTCCCCGACCCAGGCCGCGATGCTGCCGATCACGTCCTGGCTGTTCGCCTCAGCCACCAGCAAGGAGATCTTCCGCAAGGGCTCCCCGCCTCAGATCCACGTCGACTTCCCGGCGTCCGCGCAGCAGGCGGACATCCGCCGCTGGAACGCCCAGTACCAGCAGCAGAACCTGGGGCCGCGGAACATCGGGAACCCGATCTCCACCAAGGGTGGGGCCCAGATCCAGGAGCTGGCTCAGTCCCGCACCCTGGACTACCTGAAGTTCCTGGAGCAGCGGCGCGACGAGATCATCGCCGCCTACGGGGTTCCGCCAGCGAAGGTCGGGATCATCGAGTCCGGGAATCTCGGCGGCGGCACCGGCGAGAGCCAGGATCGCACCTTCATGGTCAACACCTGCCAGCCGCTTGCCGAACTCATCCTCGAGGCGCTGAACTACCACCTGGTCCTTGCCGGCTTCGGGATCAGCGACTGGCAGCTGAAGTTCGCCGACATCGACATGCGGGACTCGAAGGTGATCGAGGAGATCCGCGACATGCGGCTCCGCTCCGGCGCCTGGACCCTCAACCGGTACCGGGCCGACATCAACGAGCCGCCCGTCGAAGGCGGCGACCGCGCGGTACTGGTCGACCGCAGCAACGTCACGCAGTGGGACGACATGGACGCCATGTCGCAGGCCGGCGTCGCGAACCGCCTCAGAGGAACGGCTCTGGCGATGAAGGTGGCGGCCACCGACAGCCCAGTCGAACTGCGCGACCAGCCGGACCCCAACCCACCGCCACCGTCCGAGTCGGCCCGCCAGCGGTACCGGCGACGCCTCCGAGAGGCCCTGGCCGCACTCCCGGGAGGCGCCGATGAGCACGCCGCCTGAACCGGGCCCGATCATCATCCTGCCGCCGGACCCGCCCGGTCACCCTCTGCGAGCCAAGGACGTTGAGCCCCTGATCAGGAAACGCATCGGCTGAGGAGGTGCTCGTGTCCTTCGAAGGCGGCCTCGAGCACCCAATGAAGCAGCCGGCTCGGGCGGCCTTCGCGGCCGGTTGGGCCCTGTCCGGCGGCCCGCTGAACGAGCGGGTCCGCGTCGCCTGCGAGACCGCGGTCGCCCTGGCCATCGAAGCCGCCGACGATCCCGGGATCCTGCAGGCCACGATCGACCTGGGCAGGCTTGAGGGGATGTGGGCGCTGCTATTTCAGCGGCGTGATCAGCTCCTCGACGACTGCACCCGCAGCGTTTGGGATGCCTGGCTGCCGCTGATCGGCCGCACGGCAGTGGGCGCCGCCGTCGACCAGCTCCTCGCCGCCCTCGGCGTCCACGAGGCAGACCGCGGGTGGCGCGACGACCTGCGAACCGCCGCGAAGGCAGCCGCCCGCGCCCTCCTCGGAGCGATCGCAGGCCTCTCAGGCTTCGGGGCCCTGCGGTCCGTACTCCGGGACGTGCTGGCCACCGGGCGGGCCGAGGGGATGGTTGAGGCTGTCGCGATCGCGGCCGAACGCGTTTCCCGGATCGGCCTCGACTGGGAGATCGCGTTCAAGGACGCGTACCAGGCCATGGACAGCCTCGATGACCTTTGGGCCGGGGCGGACGGGTGGCTGGCCCGGGTCCTGGACGGCGGCGCCGGAGACCTCGGGCGGGTTCTGGCCGACGGCCTGGAGACCGGGCTGAGCCGCGACGAGCTGATCGACGCGGCCATGGACGTCCTGACCGCGGAGGAAGGCTCGGTCGCCTTCGTCGTGGACTGGGCCATGACCACGGCAGCCGACGAGGGAGCCCTGGCCCTGTACCGCGGCGAGGGCGTCCTACAGATCGAGATCATCACCGCAGCCGACGGCCGTGTCTGCAGCGCGTGCATCGACGCCGAGGCCAGCAGCCCGTGGTACATCGGCGACCAGCCCCGCCTGCCGCTGCACCCGAATTGCCGGTGCGTCTACAGCGCCGACATCTCCCTCGCGCACTTCGCAGCCTGGATGGCATGACCCGAGGAGGAGTCCATGAGCGGCGCCTACGCCCCTGTCGCCCGCACCCTGTGGACCCTCACCGGGTCCGCGTCGAGCACCCTGACCGCGTCCGGATCCAGCGGACCGATCAACATCGCCGACGTCTGTGACCTGTGGCTTCCCGTGTACGTTGCCGGGGCCTCGAGCGGCACGAACCCGACACTGGACGTGCAGATCGACGTACAGGACCCGGACGGGCACTGGTTCCCTCAGGTCGCGAAGGCAACCCAGCTGACCTCCGCCCCGAACTTCACCAACATCTCCTGCGGCCTGCACATCGCTGGCCTGGGCTCGATGGTGCTACCGCAGATTTGCCGGGTCGCCTGGACAGTGGGCGGCACGAACCCCGTGTTCCCGCAGGCTACGATCTCCCTGATCGGACGGTGACCTGATGGGCAAGATCGGAACGGTCACCGGAGTCGCCCTGCTGCCGGGAGTGAGCCGCAACGGCCGCCTCTACACCCGCGAGGCCATCGGCCGTGCCGTCGCCCGCGCGCAAGCCCGGATCGAGGCCGGGGCACAGCCCCTGACGATGCTCACCCACCATGCTGCCGATGACGACTCCACCCAGATCGTCGGCCGGATCACCGCGATCGAGCAGGACGACGAAGGGCGCGCCCTCTACACCGCCGACCTCGCCGACACCCCGGCCGCCCGGACCATCGCCGCGCTCGTCGACACGGGCAGCGGGGCACCGTTCCTGTCCGGCGTATCCATCCGAGGCGCCTGGGTCGGAAAGGTCCGGCAGGAACTCGGACCCGACGGTGTCCCGGTAGAGACGGGTAGCGACCTCGAGCTCGAGGGCCTCGACTTCACCCGCAAGCCCGGCGTCCTTGGGGCCCGGGTCGATACCTACACGCCTGCCGGCAGCCAGCCGGAGGAGACGGCGCCCGACGGCCGGGTGCTCATCACCGAGTCAGTACAGGAGGCGCTGGTGCACACCGTCAGCGAAACAGCTGCCCAGCCGGCGGCCGTCGAGTCGGCGGGCACCTACGCCGACCCCGGCTATCAGGCCGACAAGGAGAAGCGCTACCCGCTCGACACCAAGGCCCGCGCCAAGACCGCCTGGGCCCGCGTGCACGAGTCGGAGGTCGCCCGCGGCTACACGTCCGCCCAGCTCAAGCGGATCCGGCAGCGGGTAGCCAAGGCGCTCCGCGGCCACGGCGTCGAAGTGGCCACCCAGGAGGGGTGGCTGATCGATCCGATCGGCCGCGTGTCCGAGGAGGTCGCCGAGTGTCTCGGCTTCTCCGACGACCCGGGCCACGGCGGTTCGATGTCGATCAGCCTCACCAACGGCCCGACGACCGTCACCGTCACCTCGTACTGCGTCGACCCCCACGACCTCGACGCTGTCGGCCGCGCCGCGATGGCCGGCGCCTGCCAGGCCATCGCCGCCATCGACCCCGACCTGGACGCCGACATCGACGCCCCCGGAGCGGAACCGGACGGCACTGACGGCGACATGGAGGACGACGACGCCATGGAAACGACCCGCGAGACCCCGGCCGCCGCATCCCCGGCAGTCGAAACCCAGGAACAGGAGACCGCCATGGCGGAGTCCATCACCCCGGCCGCCGAAGCGGCCCCGGCCCCCGCGACCAGTGGGGTCCACCTCACCGACGACCAGTTCAAGATGCTCCTCGCCGCTGTCACCCCGCAGCAGGCACCCCCGCCGGCCCCGGTCGAGACCGGTCCGGCCGAGACGGTCGCCGAGACCGCGTCTGCGCCCGAGGTGACCGAGACCGAGGAGCAGCGCATCTCCCGGCTCGTCGCCGAGGGCATCGCCGCGGCCCTGCCGCAGGCGGTGCAGCAGCACGTCGAGGCGACCGGCGGACCGGGCCGCAAGGGCTTCGTGGCGCCCGTCGCCGAGACCGCGGGCGGCATGACGGCATCCGGGCTGCCCGAAGGCTGGCCTCAGAAGCCGCTCCACGAGTACACCGCCGACGAGTGGCGGCAGACCGGCGGCAGCGCCATCGTCGGCGCAATCCTCGGCGGCCGACAGCCCTCCCAGGGCTGACCCCCCCGCACCACATCAGGCTTCTCTGACCGCCAGCCGGCCCGGCTGGTGCCTTCCGGCAGCGATGGTCACCCAGCCCCGCCCCCGCGCGGGGCTTCGTCGCATCCACACCCCTCCCGAAAGGCACCACCATGTCCCAGGCCGAACTCCGCGAGGCACTCACCGCCGCCGGCGCCGCACCCCTCGTCAATACCGTCATCGACCCGATGCTGCTGGAGTACCAGCGCCGGTACGCGCCGCTCGTGCGCGCCATCACCAGCAAGAAGTGGGACTCCACCGTTTACTACTTCAACCAGCGCACCCAGCGGGCCACCGGCGGCTTCGTCACCGACGGCGGCGCCCGCCCGGTCTCCAACAGCACCTACGTGCAGAACAGCTTCCCGATCCGCAACATGCAGGCCGTCGGCGCCGTCACCGGCTACTCGCAGGCCGTCACCCGCGGCCTCGTGCAGGACCTGAAGCAGCAGGAGATCGAGGGCTCGATCCAGGGCCTGTACTGGGACATCGAGAACGCGATGCTGTGGGGGAACTCCGGCTCGACCGCGCTCGGCGCCTATCCGCAGTTCGACGGCCTGGACTCGCTCGTCGCCAGCTACTCCGGCAACTCGCAGAACGCGATCGACTTCAACGCCGCCCTGTCCCTGGGCGCTCTCGACAAGCTGATCGACATGGTCGAGCAGCAGGCCGCCATGGCCGTCCAGGACGCGGCGTGGATGCTCGTCATGTCCCCGACCGCCGCGTCGAAGGTCGCCCAGCTCCTGCAGTCCCAGCAGCGGTTCTCCGACCGGGTCGAGGTCGCCGGCGGCCTCAACGTCCCCACCTACCGGGACGTCCCGATCGTCAAGTCCTCGTTCCTGTCGGCGCGCGGCTACTCGATGGGCACGGTCACCACGGCGACCGCGACCACGGGCGGCACCCTGGCGGCGGCCACGTACTACTACCAGGTCGTGCCGGTCATCGCCCGCCAGGGCGAGATCCAGCCCTCCGCCGAGGTGTCCCAGACGACCACCGGGTCGACGTCCACCGTCACTCTGTCCTTCTCCACCCCGACGGGCCTGGACGGCTCCCAGCCCAACGTCTACAAGGTCTACCGCTCCACCACGACCGGCACGGAGACGCTCCTCGGCTACGTGGACGCGGTCGTCGGGGTCGGCGCGGACGGCGTCACCCCGGTCCTGACCGTGTCCATCGTCGACGACGGCACGAAGCTCACCCCGAAGAACGGCTCGACGATTCCTGCGGCCGGCCCGGCGACCTACGTCGGCACCAACGCCTCCGCCAAGCCGTCCGCCGCGGGCCAGGAGAACATCTACCTGATGTCCCGCGACCCGAACTTCGTGGTCCGCCCCTACGTCCGAGAGCTCACCCCGCTCGACGTGTACCCGACGGTGACGGGCCCGGACCAGCTGCCCTACGCCATCGTCTCGGACACCACCCTGGCGGTGCGGGCGAGCAAGTACCTCGGCCGGCTGGCACGCGTCACGACCACCCTCTCGAGCTGACCCCCTTCGGGGTGCGCCAGCAAAGGCCGGCGCACCCCGCCCTCACCGAAGGAGGAGCCCGATGGCTCTGATCCGCAAGCACGCGGCTGGCAGCGACAGCTTCGGCCACATCTGGTCGGAGGACGGTGCTGTCGTCGAGATCGAGGACGGCGACCAGATCGCCGCCCTCATAGCCATCCCCGACGGTGGCTTCAGCGAGGTCATCCGAGGCAGCAAGGCGCCGGAGCCCAAGGCGGACGGCGATGGCGAGGCGCCCGGTGCCGAGGACATCAGCGAGGTCGACCTGGGCGCCGAGAACCTCGAGGCTCCCGCCGCTCCGGCCGCCAAGAAGACCGCGGCCCGCAAGACTGCCGCCAGCAAGCCGGAGTAGCCGATGCCCGCGGATCTCCCTGTGCCCCTGGCCACGGCGTCCGACATGGCCGCTGGCCAGTTCGCCGACCTGGTCCGCGACTACTCCGCCGACGTCCTTGCTCAACTGATGATCGAAGCCACCCGGCAGTGCGAAGGCATCGCCGGACGCCGGCTCGCCCCCTTCACGGGTGTGCCGGAATCCCACCGCGCCACCGGCATCGACCCTGACGAGCTCACCGACGCCGGATCGATGCCCCTGGACCTGCAGGGCACGGTTGGACGCTCCTACGCCACGTCCCTCGGTGCAGGAGATCAGGTCCGGCATGTCTGGCTGTCCGAGTACGCGCCGCGGTACCCGGAGATGTGGACCTACTCCAACGTGCGCGTGACGCTGCTGCGGTCCTATGGCGGCTCCCAGACGGTCGCACCAGCCATGCTGATCGGTGCCGAGCCCGACAGCGGTCATGTGTGGTTCAGCCTGGGCACGTTCCTGCCTGTTGGCTCTCTGATCAGGATTCTCTACGACGGCGGCTACACCACCGTGCCCGCGGACCTGGGCCGCGCCTGCAAGCTCCTCGCGGCCTCGCTCGCCCTCGGAGAGATTGACCCCGCCGGCACCCAGTTCGGGCACGACCGGGGAGTCCTTTCCGCGCAGGCCGAGGCGATCCTCTGCTCCTACCGGCACGTGTGAGGAGGCGCAGATGAGCAGCGCTGACGCGGTGGCCCGCGAGACTGCCTGGCTGGCCTCCTTCGACCCCGCCGACGGCCTGCCCGCTCTGCTGGCGGCCCAGGACGGGCCGTTCGACGTCCTGCAGGGCTACCTCCCGCGGACGCCCCTGCAGCGGCGCCGGCAGCTGTACGTCGTGCGGCGTCAGCTCCAGGAGGTACGGACAGCGCACGTGCGCAGGATGACGCGGCACCGGTTCGCCCTACGGATCGTCTGGCCGGCCTCAGCCCCGTCCGGAGCGGCCGAGGAGCCGCAGCAGGCCCTGGACAGTGCCGTCGAGCTGGTCCTCCAGCGGATCGGCGGCCTGATGCTCGACAAGACCCACGGCGGCCAATTCCTCAGCGTCGCCGAAGACCCGGCGGAGGTCATCGTCGAATTCGACGACCCGGAGCCGAGCCTCCGCGATCGAGCGGACCTGACCTGCACCATCAGCTACTCGGCAGACGACACCGAGATCAACGGCTGAACCCCGCCCCCGCCCCCGGACCGTCTGGCCGGGGGCTTTCCCACGCCCCGACACCGGGAGAGCCCTGTGCGCCAGCGCAACGAGACCGGCGCGGCCTGGCACTTCGCCGCAGCAGCCGCCACCGACGACCAGCCCGAGCAGCCGCCGTACAGCGTCGAGCCGGGCGACACCGCCGACTATCCGCAGCTCCTCGACGGCTGGACGCCCGTCACCGAGGTCCCGACCACCAAGGCCCGCGGCAAGAAGGCCGCCGACGATGAGGGAGGTGAGCCGCAGTGACGCTCCTCTCCCGGCTCGGATGGATCGGCATTGCTAAGGAGACCACGCAGGGCACGTTCGTGGCGCCCACCTTCTACCTGCCGGTCACCAAGTCCGACTTCAACATCGAGTACACGCAGCTCAAGGACGTCTCCTACCGGGCCAACGACACCAACCTCCAGGGTCTCTACCAGGGAGTGGGGGAGACGTCGGCGAGCCTCGAACTGTCCGCCTACCCGGACGCCCTCGGCTACTTCCTCCGCATGATCGGCCCGGACACGGTGACCGCCGGCGTCTCCACGACCCTGTCGTCCTCGTCCATCGCGGGCGCCACGTCGATCTCGACGGCTGCCACCATCCCGGCCGGATCGACGATCCGCATCGACACCGCGGGCAACACCGAGTACGCGATCACGGGCACCCCCTCGGGGTCTGGGCCGTACACGATCCCGATCACCACCCCGGCGACCGGTCTGACCTTGCCGCACTCTTCCTCGGTCGCCGTTGTCTCCCAGACGACGCACACGTTCAAGCAGTCCACGTCGGTGGCCAAGCCCACGTATTCGCTGGTCGACAACAACACGTTCGAGAGCTGGGGCTACCCGGGCTGCATGCTCTCCGAGGTCGGTCTCAAGATCGATCCGAAGGGCGTGGCCACCCTGGACGCCAAGCTGACCGGCTGGATCGGCAGCGTTCAGACCGGCCTGGCCGCCCCCACGTTCACCAACGTGCAGCCGATGCTCGGCTGGCAGTGGGCCATGACCAACGCCGGCGCCAGCAGCACCCGCGGTCTGTCCTACGACCTGACCCTGAAGCGGGCCACCGACGCCATCCACGCCTCCAACGGATCCCAGCAGCCCCGCGAGGTGTTCTCTGGAGTCCTCGACGCTGACATCAAGTACAAGGCGATCTACGAGTCGGACACCGACTACAACCTCTACCTGCAGGCACTGCAGAGCCAGCCGACATCCGCCGTCCTGACCCAGCCCATCACCGCGGGCGGCACCTCCCTGACGCTCACCACGACCACACCCGGCTGGTCCAAGGGCGGATACGACAAGGGCGGCGTCTACGTCACCGCCGACTTCGAGATCAACGGCATCTACAACTCGACCGACGCCGGCGCCATCCAGGTGGTCCTGAAGAACTGGGTCTCGGCTGCCTATTGATGTCCAAGCTCCCTGGCCGTGCCGCACGTGAGGGCGTCACGGCACGGCCAGGGTCTGACGCCCTCGACGCCCTCAGGCCCTGGAGACCCCATGTCCGGCTACACCAACCCCTACGTCCTGCTCACCTTCCCCGAGCTCGGCGACGACGTATCCGTCCTCATCCGCAACCCCCAGCTCCTGGCACCGTCCGAGGTCAATCCGCGTGACGTCCAGCTCAACGAGCACGGGCAGCCCGTCGACCCGCAGGCCGCCCAGGACGCCATGTACGAGGTCTTCGCACGCATCATCGTGGCCTGGAAGGTCTACGACGGCGCCGCGGCGGCACCGCTGGACCTCGGCGACGACCCCGACCCGGTCGCCCTGTACGAGTCCCTGAACGCGGCCAGCGGCGCCCAGCCCCGCCTCGGCGCCGTCACCGTGGACAACATCGGCCGCATGCCGCTCCGGATCATCAACCGGATCGGGGAGGAACTTGCCCGGGTCGCGGACCCTCAGTAGGCCCCGGCTCCCCGTACTACGAGGAAGTCCTCCTCCCGATCGAATCGATCATCGAGGGGACGTGGGGCTCCGGTGAGCCCCCCGCCGAATGGGCCGATTTCATTCTCATGCGCCGCATGCACTGGTCATGGGAGCAGCTCCAGGCCACCCCCATGTACGTCCGCAGGTACTGCCTCGACACCCTCGGCATGCTCGCCGAGCACGAGCGGCAGGAATCCGAGCGGGCCCAGGCCCGCGCCGACCGGGCGAGGGGAGGCTGATGTGCGAGAGCTCCGTCCCGGCCTGTTCACCAGCCTGTTCGCTGAGATCTCGGCGGACGGGCAGCTGAAGTCGCGCACGTTCCTGACTCAGCTGGCGAACGCCATCGAACGGCAGGCCAAGATCAACGCCTCGTCCGGCTCGCACAAACGGGGCACCCCGACGCCGGCCAGCCCGGGGACTGGGCCGGCGGTCATCTCCGGAACGCTACGCCGCTCGATCACCCACAGCCCAGTCGCCCTCACCGGCACCGGCTGGGAAACGAAGGTCGGCACCGGCGCGGGTATCTCGCCGCCCTACGGCAGGACGCCAGCCAGCCGGTACGGGCTCGCCCTCGAGACCGGCATGCGCAACGGCGTCACCTACCCGTTCCTGAAGCCCGCGTACCGGTTCGGCATCACCACGGTCGCACCGCAGCTGTACGCCAGCATCTACCGAGCAGGCTGGCCCCGAATCTGAGCCCCCACTGCTGACCCCGAAGGGCGGTGGCCGGTGCCCGAAGTCGCTGATCTTTTCGTCAGGCTGCGTGCCGAGACTGCCCCCTTCACCGCGGGCATGGCCGCCGCCAGCCGGGGCGGCGAGACGTTCATGGCCCGCATGGGCGGTGTCCAGGGCCTCCTGACCAAGGTGGGCCAGGCCACGACGGTCGTCGGCCTGGCCTTCGTCGCCTACGGCGTCAAGGCGGCCGGCGACTTCCAGCAGCAGATGAACTTGCTGGTCACGGCCTGCGGGGAGTCGCAGTCCAAGCTCAAGATGGTCTCCGACGGCGTCATGTCGCTTGCCCGCCAGACCGGCACATCCACAGGCCAGCTCGCCGAGGGCATGTACCAGGTCGAGAAGGCCGGCTACCGGGCCGGCGACGGCCTGCAAGTCCTCAAGGCCGCCGCACAGGGCGCCCGCGAGGAAGGCGCCGACCTCAAGGACGTCACCAACGCCATGACCAGCGTCATGGCCTCCTACCACCTCGGGGCCCAGGACTCGGTCCGCGTTATGAACGCCCTCAAGACCGCCGCCGGCGAGGGCAAGATGACGATGCAGGAATTCTCCGCATCGCTGGCAACGGTTATCCCGATCGCCTCCGCCAACAAGGTCAGCTTTGCGGAGGTCGGCGGCGCCATTGCGACCCTGACGCAGCACGGAACCTCGGCGCGCGAGGCCACTCAGGAACTCGCCTCAACGATCCGCAGCCTGGCTGCCCCCAACAACGTCGCCGTCCAGGAGATGCAGCGGCTGGGCCTGTCTTCGACCGACGTGGCCACCAAGCTTGGCCAGCGCGGCCTCACGGGCACCCTGGACCTGTTGTCGCAGACGGTCCTGTCGAAGATGGGCCCGTCTGGGACGGTGCTGCTGGACTCCTTCAACCGGACGAAGCAGGCGGCTGAGAACGCCCAGCAGATGATCAAGGCGATGCCCGCGGGCATCCAGGAGCTGGCCCGGTCCTACGGCAGCGGGTCGATCTCGCTCGCGGAGTGGCGTCAGCAGCTCAAGGCGCTCCCGCCCGAGCAGGCCAACCTCCTCAGCCAGTACGCCACGCTGCAGAACAAGGCGAACGGGTTCTCCGCGGAGCTCAAGAAGGGCGGTCCGGCCGCCCAGACCTACACCGAGGCCATCAAGAAGATGACGGGCGGTGCCATCGGCCTCAACACCACTCTGCAGCTCACCGGGGAGAACACAGAGGGGTTCAAGGAGCGCGTCGAGAAGGTTGGCCACAGCTTCAACAATGCCTCGAAGGACGTGGAGGGCTGGGCGCTCACCCAGCAGTCATTCAACGTCCAGATGGGGCGCCTGAAGGAGGCCGTGACCACGGCGGCCATCGTCGTCGGCACGAAACTGATCCCGGTCATCCTCGCTGTCATCACCTATTTCGAGCGCAACAAGCCGGCTGCGATTGCGCTGGCGACCGTCATCGGGGTTGTCCTCGTGGCCGCAATGGCTGCATTCACGGCATCCCTTTACGCGATGGCGGCTGCAGCTGCGGTGAACCCCGTTACGTGGATCATCCTCGGCGTGATCGCTTTGATCGCGATCATTGTCCTTCTGGTCACGCACTGGAGCACCGTCTGGAACTACATCAAGTCCGTAGCCGAGACCGTCGGGCAGGCGGTAGTGGCGGCCTGGAACTGGGTCAAGAACGGTGCGATGTCCATCTGGAGCGGCATCGTCGACCGGGTGCTCGGGGCCTGGAACCAGATCGCCGCGTTCTTCTCCTCGGCCTGGCACGCGGTGGCCGACCCCATCGTCGCCGGCTGGCGATGGATAAGCTCCGTCACGAGCGCAGTCTGGGACGGCATCAGCGGATTCTTCCGCAAATGGTGGCCCCTGCTACTCGTCATCTTCGCTCCGTTCGTGGCCGTCATCATGTCGATCTGGAACCACTTCCACACCCAGATCATCGGGACGGTCATGTCGGTCTGGGGAATGATCTCCGACTGGCTGTCGCAGAAGTGGATGCTGATCAAAATCCTGGCGACCTACGTCTGGAACCAGGTCAAGACGTGCATCATCGACCCCATTATGTCCGCCTGGCATTCGATCATGGCCGTTTGGCAGGCAATCAGTAACTGGCTCGCCGAAAAGTGGGCCGCCATCAAACTGATCGCACAAATCCTGTGGGGCCAGATCCTCGCCAACATCGTCGGCCCGATCCTCAACGCCCTCTCGACGGTGATGCGCACCATGGACAGGATCCGAGACACCATCTCGGGAGCCCTGCGGAGCGCCTGGAACGAGGTCAAGAACGTTGGCTCATGGTTCCTGAGCATCGGCAGTGAAATCGTCAACGGCATCATTCGAGGCATCAAGAACGGCGCCAGCTACCTGTACGGCGAGCTGAAGAGCCTCGCCAGCAACGCACTCGCGTCGGCGAAGAGCTTCCTCGGCATTCACTCGCCGTCGCGGCTCTTCGCGGACGAGGTCGGCCAGCACATCGCCGGCGGTGTCGCGCTGGGTGTCACCAACAACGCTCACCGTGCCGTGTCCTCCGTGCGCGCACTGGCAGGACAACTCGCCAGTGAACCCATCACAGGACCCTCCATGGCCGGAGGGTCCTTCCTCGCCGGCGGCAGCGGAGGGGGAAGCCACACCACGAACATCAACATCACGGTCCAGGGCAGCGTCGCAACCATCGATGGCATCGCCCGCGAGATCGAAGAGGCCTTCCTCCGCCGCGGCATGCGCAACCCGGCCACCTACCCGTCCTACTCGCGCTGACCCTCCACGATCCGGCGCACGGCGCCTCAGCCCGAAGGAGGCGCCGTGCCCAACCCCAAGCTCGCCACCCTCACGGACGGCTTCACCGCACCCACCCTGAACACTGCCCTGTGGAACTCGATCACCGGCACGGCCACCCTCGACACGACCGTCGACCTGGTCACCCTCGCTCAGCCGACCTCCAGCGGCGCCACGAACAGCTTCGGGTCCACCAACCTTTACGACGCCACCTCGAGCAGCCTCTACGCGTTGATCACCCCCGTCGCCAACGGCAACGGCTACACGAAAACCGCTCTCGTGCTCCGCGCCGACGCAAACAACTACGTATCGCTCCGCGTCGAATCGGGCCTCCTCCGTTTCGCGCTGCAAACCGCTGGCGCCACAGCCATCACCACCTTCGGCATCTACGATGCGCACGCCCACCGCTGGTGGCGCCTACGGGAAGCCGCGGGCACCTGGTACGCCGACACCTCTGCCGACGGCATCACCTGGACCACCCAGACCAGCAGCGCCTACGCATGGAGTGCGTCGGCCACCGGAATGACCTTCGCCTTTCAGACCTCCGCCAACGCCACCGAGGTCTCCGGCCTAACTGCCTCGATCAGCTGCATCAACACCCGGGCCGGTGGTCCCAACAACCTAAACTGGCCGCTCATCGAAGACGGCTGGGGTCCTTTCTGGAAGACGGCCGTCACGGTCGTCTCTGCCATCACCGGTATCTACGTTGACCTGACACCCCGTACCCGGGGCGCCGCCACCTCTCAGAGGGGGCGCCAGTACGAGCTCGACCAGGTCCGCGCCGGCGAGCTGAATGCAACCCTGGCGAACACAGACGGCGCTCTGGACCCCACCAATGCCTCGGGGCCGTATACAGGGAACATCGCCCCCTATCAGCCGTACCGAAAGCGCGCTCAGTGGCCGCCCACGGTCAACCTGCTGTCACAGGCCCTAGCTTCCGGCGGCGACCTTGGCGGATTCCCCGCGGGCACAACCCTTGTCGGCACCGACCTCGCCAGCGACACGGATCCCGGCGGTTCCGGGACAGTCACCAGCAGTGCGAGTGCGTGGCAGGGCAACAGCGTCCTGCAGTTCAACGTCCCGAACGCAATCGCCACCAACTCGCGCATTCTTCGCAGCGCCCAGCCTGCTGCGCAACCGGGCCAGACCTACACCTTCCAGTTGAGGGTACGCAACACGACGGCCTCCACCTCACTGCAAGTCAAAGCGGGCATCGGCTTCCAGACGACGCCCGGCGCTCTACCCACCTATGTCTACAACTCGTCGACGACTCTCACAGGATCAGCCTCCGCCCCCTGGTCCCTGCTCACTGTCACCGCCACGGCCCCGTCGAACGCCCTTGGGCTTTCCGTCAGCCTGGCTGTCGCCGCAACGGCTGCAGCTGCCTGTGCCGTCCAGATGGACGGGGCGCAACTGGAAAGGGCGGCCGCTGCGACTGCCTGGGCAATGCCCGGCATCTGGTATCCCATGTACACAGGACATGTCGAACGGTGGCCGTCATCGTGGCGCGACGGTGTGTACGGCACCGTGGCGCCAACGTGCGTCGACGCCTTTGCCCTGCTGTCCCAGGTGACTTTGGCCGACCCGCTTACGCAGGAGATCGCCAGCCATAACCCGCGGTTCCTGTACAAGTTGGACGACCCACAGGGCTCGAACTCTGTCTCCGACAGTACGGGGAACTTCCCGCCGGCCCCCTTGGCCATCTCCAAATACGGCCCAGGTTCCCTCACCTTCGGCAACCAGATCGCTTCCGCCACACCAGGCGGGACGTACACCGGCAGCACCGGCACGGTCGCCACTTTCGACAACCCTAACCCGGGAACCAACATCATCAGCGGAGCCACCTTCCTGAGACTGGGAGCCGCGGGGATCAAAGGACCAGCGGACCCCAACCTCTGGGTTCGCACGCTGGCCTTCCGCTACACAGGACCCACACCCACGGCGGGCGCCTACATGTGGACGTGCATGGATGGCCAGCGCAGCGGCGGAACCCCTGGTGGAGCAAGGATCTGGCTTCTCATCGACAATGCGGGCGTGCCCCGCTTCTGGCTCACTGGCCCCACCGGAGCGGGAACCATGTTCGCGCCAGCTGGCTCGCCTAACTGCGTCGACAGCAACTGGCACTGGGTTCTCTTCGGCTATAACTCCACCACCCAGCAGATCATCTTCTCGGTGGACGGAAATCCGGCAGCCTACGTGGGATCCCTGCCATCCACATACACGCCCACCGGCCTCATCAGCGACAACCTGGGCGGATACGTAGACACCAGCGTCGGTGACGGAACCACTCTGAACTTCAAGGGCGACATTTCCTTCGCAGGTGAGTTCCAAGGCTGGATCAGCACCGCAGCCGAGATTACCGCGCTCTACAACGCGTGGAAAAACTCGTTCACGGGCGAGTCCACTAGCTCCCGTTACAGCCGCATCTTGGGGTACGCCGGCTGGGCCGGACCCAGGTCGATTGGGACCGGCCTGACAACTTCGATGGGGCCGGCCGACCTTGCGGGCCAAGATGCCCTATCGGCCCTGCAGGCAGTCGTGGAAACGGAAGGAGGCACGCACTTCGTCGATCGGGCAGGAACGATCACCTTCCGGGCACGGTCGGCCCGCTACAACGCGCTCACGCCTGACTACGTATTTGGCGAGCGCGCCGACCTCGGCGAGTACCCCTACGAAAACTGCACGCTGGACTTCGACCCGACACGCCTGTCCAACAAAATCACGGTCACCCAGAAGTCCACCGGCCAGCAGTTCGTCGCGCAGGATCAGAGCTCGATCGCCACCTACTACCCTCGCCCCCTGGCCAGGACCATCAACACATCCTCGACCGCTGAATGCCAGGACGCGGCGAACTACCTGCTCTCCCGCTACCGGCAGCCCGTCACCCGGATCAACACACTGAAACTGCATCCGTCCGCGCAGCCCGCCCTGTGGCCGGTCCTGCTGTCCATGGAGCTCGGCACCCGCGTACAGATCATGCGACGGCCGCCCGGACTCCCTGCCATCCAGATCGACGCCTTCGTCGAGTCGGTCAACTGGCAGATGGACGACCGCGGCGAGGCCTTCGTGAGCCTGCAGTGCAGCCCTGTCGACCTCACCCCCTACGGGATCTTCGCGGCCTGGCACACGACGCTCAAGACCAGCGTGGCGTCCGGAGTGAGCAGCATCGTCGTCAACGCCAGCGCCGACACAACCAACCCGCTGGCCGTGCAGCTCTGCGTTGGCCAGCAGCTCATCCTGGGCCAGAACACGGCGAACCAGGAGACGGTCACCGTCCAGTCCGTCAGCGCCACGACGGCCGGCTGGACCAGCGCCACCATCACCCTCACCGCAGCCACCACCAAGGCCCACACCGCCGGCGACCTCATCAACGAACCCCTGCCCGCCGGCGTGACCGACCCGACCACCTGGGACGGCAACACCTTCGACCACACCGCGTTCGCCTACTGACAGGAGCGGCCCGCCATGGCCCGTACCGTGCCCGCAGCGGCCACTCAATCCCCAGGCCTCTACCAGACGTCCGCACTGTGGAACGCCCAGGTCCGGGACCTCAACAACTTCGCCCTGGGCCCGCCGGTCTTCCGCGGCTACCAGACCATCGCCCAGTCCTGCCCGAACGCCACCTGGTTCAACATCGCCCTCGACACCGAGGCGATCGACTCCGACGGCGGGCACTCCACCATCACCAACACCTCCCGCTACACACCGACCGTCCCCGGCACCTACCTGGCGATCGGCAGCGCAGCCTTCAACCCCACGGCCACCACGCAGCGGGCCTGCCGGCTCACCCTCAACGGAAACGCCAGCGTCGGGGGCGCAGACGCGGGAGCCTGTGGCGCGGGCTGGTGGGCGGGGACGTGCATCGAGATCTTCACCTGCAACGGAACCACGGACTACATCGAGATCCAAGGGCGTCAGGACTCCGGTGGCTCCCTCAGTACCTATGTGGGCACCGACTTCGCCTCTGCCCTCAAGGTTTACTGGATCTCCCGCTAGGAGGACATGTGAACACCTGTCGCTGTGGCCTGCCTGCGGTCGTTCAGTGGCAACGCCGACCCGACGCGGCCGAGGTCGCCTCCCTGCAGGCACTGGAGGACGCGCGCCGGGCGGCTGCTGCGGATGCTGGCCTGCCTGTCCCCGCGGTCCCGCTGCCGACTGGGGCCGACAGCCTTGTCGCCGTCTACGCCTGCGCCGACCACGCGCTCGGTCCGGACAGTGCCGCCCTCATCCACCAGTCCTCGTGCACTGGACCTGGCGCCGATGGGATCTGTGGCTGCGACCCGGAACCCGTCGTCCCCGACTCGCCGACGCCTGTGGAACCGACGCCGCGCCTACCGCCCGGCTGGTGAGCCCGCCAGCCGTTTCGCCCCTCCCTGGAGCATCCATGACGCACCTCGAGCTCCTCCCCGCCCCCGGGCCCGCGCGGCTCGGCCGCCATATTCAGCACGACCCGCGGTCGCTTGCCTACGCGCACGGCGTCCTCCCCAAGAGCGCCATCAAGTCTGTGAGCTGGGAGCGCCGGATCCCCGTCCTCGACCAGGGCCAGCTCGGAGCGTGCACCGGCAACGCCGGCACCGGCCTTCTCGGTACTGACTCTGCGGCCCGGACGGGACTCACCCAGGTCGCGATCAGCCGCACCGCAGCTGCCGCCTCCCACGGCCGGTTCACCCCAGGGACGCATCGACTCGATGAGGCCTTCGCTGTGGCGCTGTACTCCCTGGCCACTGTGCTCGACTCGATCGACGGTCACTACCCACCCACCGACACCGGTTCGTCCGGCCTTGGCGTAGCCAAGGCGCTTCAGACGCTGGGCCTTGCGGATAGCTACCGTCACGGCTTCTCGCTCCCCGCGCTCGACAGCGCACTCCAGGCCGGTCCGGTGATGATTGGCATCCCTTGGCTGCAGTCCATGTTCGACACCGCCACCGACGGGCGGATCCTCGTTCAGCGGGCCTCTCCCGTCGCCGGCGGCCACGAGGTCGAGCTGCACCGCCTGGATGTCGCCGCAGGGGCGTACTGGATCACTAACTCATGGGGTGCGGCCTGGGGCCTGTCAGGTCGCGGCTACCTGCCTGCCGCCGACCTGCAATGGCTGCTGTCCCAGCAGGGCGACGTCACCATCCCCGTCTGGTCGAGTACCGGGACTCCGACGCCACGACGCTGCTGGCTGACCCGCACCCTGGCCCGCATTTCAGACTGAGAGCGAGATCTTGATGGGCATCTACGGACAGGACTGGGCCTCGTACCAGGACGTCGAGCCGAGCATCGCAGGCGTCGACTTCGTCTTCGTCAAGATCGCTGAGGGCCTCGGGTACCTCAACCCCAAATGGGTTCGCCAGCGCGACCACGCGAGGAGGAACGGCCTCGTCTGGGGCGGCTACTACTACCCCCACATGGCCAACTCGGCTCACGCCGAGGCTGACTACTTCCTCAAGCAGGTGGCCTGGCAGCCCGGCGACCTGATCGTCCTGGACTGGGAGGGCTACGACCCTGCCAACCAGGGCGTAAGCCCCGCCCGCCAGCTCGCCTACAAGGAGGAGTGGCTTCGGTACGTCAAGGCGCAGATGCCCCACAACCCCGTCGGCATGTACTGCAACAAGTCGTACTGGCGCGACATCGACACCACCGGGTTCTTCGGCGACTTCCTGTGGATCGCGACCGCCGGCCGGAATGCGGGCGACCCCGGCATCAAGGCGAGCTGGATGTTCCACCAGTTCACGGACCAGCCCGTCGACACCAACTACTGCCACCTCGGCAGCCGCGACGCACTCCGCTCCTGGGCGCTGTCGTTCGCGGTCGAAGAGCCCCAGACCAAACCTGCCGTCGACCGGCGGCAGATCGAAGAGGAAGTGAGGTAGGCGCATGGCGCTCGTGATCGGTGAGGTCAAGGCCGGATTCCTGGACGGCCACCCGGAGAACGGAACGACCATCCCGCTGCCGCCTCAGAACGGGGGTGCGATCGGCTGGGGGCAGGTCTACGTCTCCCTCGCCAGCGACTTCGGAGACGCCCTGCTCCGCATCGCGGTGTGGAACGGCGGCTCCTGGCGGGTCGAGCCGCCGCTGAAGGTCGCGTCCAGCGCCGGCCGCGTCACCCTGGCTGTCCGCGACGGCGACCAGAAGATCTCGGTCGGTCGCCTGAAGGCCGACGAGAGGGACGCCGGTGTCTGCCCTGTCAGCTACATGATCGAGACCACCCTGAAGGCCTGACCTCACAAGAAGGGACCATCATGAAGATCCTCGGACGCGAACCGGCCCTCCTCCTCGGATTCGCCGCCGCTGGCCTCAAGCTGGGCGCCGCCTTCGGGCTGAACGTGAGCGACACCCAGCAGGCCCTCATCAACGCCGTCCTGGCCGCCGCGGTCGGCGTCTGGCTGGCCATCGTCGCGAAGGACGGCGCTCTCGGGGCGGCGATCACGCAGCTCGCGCAGGCCGGCATGGCTCTCTTCGTCGGCTTCGGCCTGGACTGGACGGCTGCCAAACAGGCGACCGTCATGGCGACGCTCGCCGCGGCCCTCGCCCTGTGGGAGCGCACCCAGATCACCGCGCCCGTGGCGACGACCGCCCTCGAGCAGGCGAGCCCCTACAGCCCCGCCCCGCCCCGGGCGGTCTAGATGCGCTGCCGAGCGGTCCACCGACTCCGAAAGCGGCTGGGCCGCCGCGGCCACTTCCTCGCCATCATCGGCATCGGCAAGACCTCCTGGGGCGTTTCGTTCCTTGCCGCGCCGCCGGCCACACCGGTGATACCCGCCCTCACCTCCTGGGCGTGGATCTGGATCGTGTGCGGCCTCGCCACGTTCGCCAGCGCCTTCGCCCAAGTGGGGCGCGACGGATTCGGGTTCGCCGCAGCACTGGTACCGCCGTCAGTGTGGGCGATCACCTACCTTGCCGCCGCGTTAGGCGGCCACTACTCCCGCGGCGTCTGGGTCGCGATCTGGTACCTCACCTCCCACGTGGGGGTGATCCTGTGGGCCGCGAAGGTGCCCGAGCACTCCGTGCCCAAAGCTCCGCGCGGCCGGAGAGCTGAGGGCGGATGAATCTCTGGGCTGCAGTGGCCACGGTCAGCGGCACCGTGCTGACCTTCATCGGGGTGGTCCTCACCGCCCGGTCGTCGAAAGCCGCCGCCGCGGCGACCGCGCGGGCCACCGAGGTCGCCGCCGTCGTGCAGAGCGAACCGGCACAACGGGCGGCAGACCTTCAGGCGTTCCGCGAGATCCGAGCCCATGAGGCGGCCGACCTCGCGGAGACCAAAGAGGAAGTCCGGTCCCTCCGGTCCCTTGTCCGGGCGTTCGTGTTCTACGTCGGCGAGCTCACCGACCAGATGCGCCAACAGGGCGTCGAGCCGCCATCACCACCCGACCGGATCATTGAGTACAACCAGACCGGAGTCTGACGCCCCTGCCGCCGCCGCGGTGGGGGCGTTTTGCTGTGCACGGAACTGGGCGACCGCGATGACCCCCACGTGGCGCGGGTGCGGAACGTCTGACAGCGAGCAACTCGACCTGGAATAGTGGGTGATACCGGAGCAAACCCACATGAATCATCAGGAGGATCGATGCCCGCCACGCTGCCCCACGACGACTACATGACCGCCGTTGCTGGCGCCCTCACCGCCTATGGACTCGAACCCGACCAGTGGTGGTCCTGCGAAGACGACTCCGGCACCCCGGACAGCGACCGCCTCGACGGCGTCTTCCAGTGGCGCACCGGAACCGCCAACCCGGAGCACTGGCCCCACGGCGTCTACCTCACGTGGGACCAGTACGACGGCTGGCGCCTCATCGAAGAGGGCGGCGGCCGGACCATCCACGTCCTGTCCGAGGACTCGCGCACCTACTCCCACCCGCGGCAGATCGCCGCCGACGTCCGATCCCGGTTCGACCACGGGCTCGACGGCTACACCCCAGGACCGATCTGCATCGCCGGCGGTCACTGGGACCCCAAGGCGACGCACGACGCTGTGCTCGCGTGGCAGGCATAGCCGCCCAACGGAAAGGCCCCCCCTCGGCGAAGGGGGGCCTTTCCGTTGCATCGGGGGCTAGTTACCCTCGATAAGATGCCGTATCCCAGGTGGCGCATCCTTGCAGTTCAGGCGCGCATAGAGCTCGACATGCGAAACGCCCCTCCCGCGGGAGGGGCGTCGTGTGCTCCTCGTGAACTACTCCGGGCGCGGCAGCAGGCCGGTACCGACAGCGGCGCGCATCCAGTCGCGCGCCTCCGCGATCAGAGTGTCCGGGTGGTCCTTGCCGAGACGCAGCCAGTCCACGAAGGTGCCGCCGGTCTTCAGGTGCCATGCGGCGAAGGCCAGCTGCCGCACGCGCGGGTCGACGTAGTGCACAGACATCGCAGCCTCACGGTCGATGTCGTTCTCGTTCTGCGGCATGGAGATCCTCTCTGGGTGAGGGATTGTGCGGGTTAGCGCCGGAACTGCGGCACCACGTCGGCGAACACGGCCTCGCCGGCGTCCACGTGCGCAGCGTTCCGCTGACCCTTGTTCCGTCGGTTCCAGTACCCGACCGTGGTGGCCGGGTTGTCGTGGTCAGCGAACGCCTGGACCTCGGCGAGCGGGACGTTGGCATCCAGCATGTGGGTGATCCGTGATGCCCGCAGGACGTGCGGGGTGAGCCTGCGGCCAGGCAGCACCTTGGCCTTCCGTCCGAGCCGGGCGAGGAGCCGGGCCACGTCGTGGCGATCCAATCGGCGACCCTCAGAGTCGAGCAGCATCGGCCCCTCGGTACGGCCCGCGGTGTGGGCGTCCAGAAGCTCTGCCACGGTTGTGGGCAGCGGGAGCAGCCGCTCCTTCGCCTCCTTGCGGGTGAGGTCGACGTAGGACCGGCGCCCGCGCTCCACTCGGGCATCCATGTCGGCGGCGCACATCTCCGAGACGCGGCCGGCCAGCGTGTACAGCAGCATCACCACGAGCAGGTCGAACTCGTTTCCCGCCTGAGCGGCTACGGCCTGCACCTCGTCGAGCTCCAGCACGGGCGTGCTGGTGGACGTATTACCTTTGTCGAACTTGGGCCGGTCGTCCTGGGTGACCGGGTTCTTCGGCAGGTCGATGTGCTCGGCGGCGTACACGTGCAGTGAGGACAGCGCGTTCAGGTAGCGGCCGATGGACTTGGGCGAGGCGTTCTTGACCTCCATGCTGAGCCGCCAGGTGCGGATCTGCCCGGCGTTGAAGCAGCCGAGGAAGAAGCGCTCGTGGCCGACTTCCCGGGCGTAGGGGAACCAGATTCGCCGGAGGTCGTCCACGTAGGTGCGCTTGGTGTTCAGCGAGGCGCGCCGGGTGGAGGTCAGCCAGTCCATGACCCAAACGAACGTCTCGGGCGTGACCGCCTCGGCGAGGAGCTCGGCGCGCGGCCGATAGATGCGCTCCTTGCCGCGGCGGTCGACCTGGACGAGGCCGAGGTCGTCGATGAGCTTGCGGCGAACCGTCTCCAACAGGTCCGAGCCGGGCAGCGCGATGCCGATTGACGGAGCCGGGATGGGCAGCGGGGCGGTCATGTTGGTCCTTCCGTGTCGATGCCTTGGGTACCCTGATGCGGCGGCGCCCCACCCACTAGTCCTGG